CGAGCCCGTGATGCCTTATGTGCTCTATCACGCGGAGGGCGGCGGCTCTGCGCTGTGGGATCCGTACACCGGCAAGGAGCAGATCGAAAGCACGCTCACCGTGTCCACGCTCTGGACGCTCTGGAACTATTGCGTAAGAGATGCGAGCAGCCCGATCCGTGGGCTGGTCAACGGAGAGGTCCGGGGAGTCTCAACGAAGGGCAGCAACGCGGGCACACGGCGCGAGGTGGCGCACGACCCCACCACGATGGTCATGATTGACCAGACAGGGCCCGGCCCAGTCCAAGCGATGCAGTGGGCTGCGGGCTGTGATCCTGAGCGGCTGCAGTTGGCGATCGATGCTTACGAGCAACGCGCGCTCATCAGCAGCGGCATCAGCCCGGCAGACATCCAGCAGAGCGGGGCGGCTCAGAGCGGCTATGCGATCAGCCTCAAGCGGTCATTCATCCGCGAGCGACAGGCGGCCATGGTGCCTCAGATGGAGGCCGGAGATCGGCGCGTGCTGGCCCTGGCTGCGAGTCTGTGCAACGCGACCGAGGGCACCTCGTATCCAGAGGGCGGCTACAATCTGCGCTATCAGCAGATCCCGCTTGGCGCAGACGAGCGCAAGGCCCGCCGCGAGGCAGCCGCGGCAGGGATCGCTATGGGCACCCAGAGCGTGGTGGATCTCGTCATGGCAGAGCAGCCCGGCTTCACCCGCGAAGAGGCGATCTCTTGGCTTGAGCGCGTGAGACAAGAGCGGGCACTGTTCCCCGCAACCGGAGGTGAATGATGAGCGACGGTATGATCCCAGAAGAGCGACTCAAGGCAGAGGTCGAGAAGCGCAAGGCCGCAGAGGCACAGCGCAAGACGCTCACCGAGCAACTCTCTGAGGTGCAGTCACAGATCAAGACGCTCACCAAAGAGCGCGACCAGTTCGCGGCCCAGGTCGAAGGCGTCGGGGATCTCCGCACTGAGCTTGAGACGGCCCGCGCCGATCTCGCCAGCGGCAACGCCACCAGCACCGCACACATCAGCATGCTAGAGGCGGGCGTAACCAAGGGCAGCGTGCGAGACTTCGCGCTATTCCAGCATCAGCAGCACGTCAAGGCCGAGGGCGACAAGGCGAAGCCCTGGGGCGATTGGTGGGAGGCTAACCGCGAGGGCATGATCGCAGACCTTGCGCCACAGCCCACAGCAGAGCCGACAGCGGAGGCAGCGCCAGAGGCGGCACGCCCGGCCCAGCCCACAACCAACAACGGCGCACAGCCCAGCCCAGCACCCGCACAGACCTACACGCCGGGCATGTATGCGACGATGAGCCCGGCAGACTGGACCGCGAACAAAGGCGACATCCTGGCTTCGCTGAAGGGCGGCAGCTTCTAGGTTGACAGCAGCGCCGCAGGGTGCTTAGCATTGACGAGCCAGCATCCACGGTGCCGCCGACCACAACGGGCGATAAGGGATGCGGGCGCAAGGGGCCATGCCGCCGCCGGGCAGTCGGGCGCAAAGGGCCGATCGAATAACCAAGAGCGCGTTGCGCTCAAGATAAAGGACTGCTCACCATGGCCAACGAAATCACACTAACCGGATCGGGCGCGTCAACTCGTGCCGCCGAGGTATACAACCGGCTCATCCATGAACTCCTGATGGACCCCACGGATCTGCGCGGAGTCGTGCGGAACCTGGGAGACATCGGCGGCAGCGGATCCGCTGTGCTCACCACGGGCACCGTTGATTATGATCTTGCAATGGCCGCAGCCAACGCCGATGAGGTGACCGCCGCCGACAATACTGCGGTGACAGTGGGCGCAGTCTCGCTGACGGTCGCACACCAGATCATCAGCTTCGGTATGTCGGATCTTCACAGCGTCACCGGGGCACCCGGTATGCTCGATCTGCAGGCGCTCGCAGGAAAGGCGGCTCAGGCATACGGGCTGCGCTTCACCGATCTGACTATGGCAGCGGCTGACACCATCACCGCCAACGTCGGCACCAGCGCCGCAGACATGACCGTAGATGACTGGTTCAGCGCTACTGCGACTCTCCAGCAGGCTGTGTGCCCCGGACCGTACACCGCGATCCTGGCACCCGTGCAGGTGACTGACTTGCAGGCCAGCCTTCGCAGCGAGGGCGGCGCGATCCAGTTCCTGCCAGCCACTGCCGCACAGTTGAGCCTGAAGGGGCCAGGGTTTCAGGGCTCCTTCATGGGCGTTGACATCTGGCAGAGCGATTCAGTTTCGACCAGTGGCGGAAACCGTGTCGGCGCGATGTTTGGCGACGGCTGCCTTGGGTACGTCGAAGCCAGCGCACGGGGCAACATGCCCGGAGCGATCAGCGCAGGTGCTCCCGGCTCGCCGGTCTATGCGGAGTTCGTCCGCGCAGGCGACCCCGGCATCAGTCGCGTCGTGGCTCACGCCTTCGTGGCTGTGGGTCTGCTCGAAACGGCCCGAGGTGTGAACATCACCACGGACGCCTAACAACCCGGCGAGCGGGTGGCCGGATCGTCCTTCGTCCGGCTGCCCGCGAACCACCACAGAAGGACGGATGATCGATGTCAGCAATCATAGGCCAGCGGGTAACAGAGACGAACGCGCTTGAATCGGAGAAGCTGCCGCGCTCAGTGCGTGCCCGCCCTCGCTTCTGGTACATCGTGCATCCGCACTGCTGGGCCTTTGACGGTGGCGAGTGGCTGCCGACTCCAAGCAAGATGAGCTTGGATCCTGGCTGCAACGGAGTATCCGACGGCGGCGGGACTGATCTTGCCGTGGCTCAACTCAACCGCAACGGCTGGCAGATCGTGCGACCAAACGATCCGCGCCTGGGTGACTGGCAGTGGTACGTTCAGGAGGTGCCCAAGCAGGGCCGCGGGCGCGTCTATACAAGCGTCTTCGATGAGGCGTCTGTGGTGGGCTCTCGCGTCTTCTGGGATCACGACGACGAGGGCTGGCGCGACTTCCGGCGGCATCTTGTGACCGCTGGGATCTGCGAGCCTATCACGCGGCAGGTCTTCGATCTTGAGGTAGACAAGCAGCGCAGCGCAGTGGATCGGCTGGAGGGCCGGGCGGCTTCCATGCCTCACAATCAGGTGGTGACTTCCCGGCTCGTCAGAGAGCGCGAGCGGCTCGACTCTATGCTATCAGCCCGGCCCGCACATCTGGACGAGGTCAAGCCCAAGCGCAGCAAGCGGCGCAAGGTCAAGGCAACGCGCGTGCAGGAAGAGGCCAGCCCGTGAGCGGAGAGCATCCCAAGGGGCGCGAGGCTGTGGACAAGCTCACGCGCCGCGCGGTGAAGCACGGGGCGGATCCTGCATGGGCCAAAGAGAAGGCACGCAAGGCGATCCGGGCTATGTACCACGGAGAGAAATCAGACAGGCCGCGAGGCCACCAGCGAGACAGCTAACAACACTCGGCGCTTAGGCGTCGCTCTCAAGGAGCGAGTGACATGTCAAAAGGCAGCAAAGTAATTCAGCACGGTGTCAAGGTGAATGACGACGGAGACGTATACATCCGGGTCAACCCTGATGCAGTCACCAGCGGCTTCGCGGCAGCGTCGGGCAGGGCGGGAGAGATCTCCTTCTATCTGGACGAGTCCGGGCACAATCTAAAAGCGTCCGTGGTCTACAGCAACGGCACGACCAGCAAGACCCTCACAGTGGCCTTCGACTAGCCCAAGCCCAGGAGGGTTAGACAATGGCACAGCTACGATCAGCCGCTCAAACGCTGAGCACGTCCTACGGCGCAGCGATCTCTGTGGAGACTGGATGGGACAGCGTGAGCGTCACGCTTGACGATGCTTCGATCGGCTTCATTGTCGAGATCGACGCAGCCAACGAAGAGGCAGTACCCGCGGGATCCTCCTGGGTGCTCAACGCGGGAGCATCCGTCACGTCTGCCTTGTCTCTCAAGGTCAAGTCAGCGAGCGGCACGCCTGCCGCATCCGTGCTCTGGTTCAGGTGACCGCGTGCCGATTCTCAGCAGGGGTGGCGCGGGGCTGGGCTCGTCCTCTGATATAGGAGATCTCAACGCGCCCGGCTGGAAGAGCGGCGGGCCCACCAGCGGCGCGGGAGCTTGGGGCGAGGTAGACGAGGGCGAGGATGAGACCCTCATCTTGGGCTACACGTCATCGACAGGCACGGCAGGCTTTGCGCGCCTGGAATGTACGGGAGATACCGCCGCATTTAAGCTGGTGTCAGTGGAAGGGGAAGACCTCGACTCACCAGCCACCTTCACCAGCCTGACCAACAGTAGCGACTACATGTACATAGCCTTCAAGGGCACGGCGAGTTCAGGCAACAGCGAGATCGAAGTTAAGATCGAACCGGTGATGATAGACACCAGCGCAAAGAGCATGACGATCACGGTGTACGATCACGAGGGCGAGAGCGCCGGGACGCTGACGGCGACCTTCACTTATAGCGGCAGAGTGGAGATCAACCTGACGGAGGCGGCAGACATCGACAACGCAACCGGCTTGGTGTTTGGCACGGGCGGCGTGGGCGGCGCGCTGGAGGGTCTGAAGCGCTCGTCTTCTGGTGGAGTCTGGGGCACCCGATGCCACTCTGTCCGCGAGGTGACTAGCAGCGATCATGCCTACATCGAAGTGACGCCGACCGTCATGAGCACCTCCAGCCCGCACACGGACGCGCATCACTGGATGGTCGGCTTCGGCTACGTGGACGACTTCGCGGCGGGAACCTATGGCTTTGAGTGGATGACGTGGAATGTTTACTGCTGGGGAGGCGGGCCTATCGCAGCACAGTCACCCGGCGGCACCACGCTCACCGATGGCGGCGGGCACCCGTCCGGCGACGGCGACACCACGCTTGCCCAGATGGCCGCGGATCGATCCTTGCGGATCTATATTGAGGATGACGATGTGACGCTGCGATATTCTGACGACGATTGGGAGACCGAGACGACCTTCTGGACCTTTGCGGAAGCGGCAGACATCGCGGGCAATTCAAATCTGGTAGCGGGCTTTGCGATCCACGACGGCAGCGGCTCCAACGTCGGCATCATCGAGGGTATCAAGCTCTTTGGATTGCTTACTTCCTGATGCCACAGGAGACCCTATACGCGCACAAGCACGGGCTGCCTGACTTCCTTGTTAGAGAGCGCGACAACCTGATCGAGTGTCCGGTGTACGCGGCAGGCACGCTCACCGCGCCAGCCTCCGGCACGGTCACGATCTACGAGGGCGGCACGGTGCTGGTGGATGCGGCAGCAGTGACCGTCACCGCCAGCACCGCCACCTATAACGTCACGGCGGCAACACTGCCAAGCACGCTGAGCCTGAGCGATGAGTGGCTGATCGTCTGGTCGCTCGTGCTGTCCGGCAGCGCCCACATCTTCCAGAGACCTGCGGCCTTGGTGCGCCGGGAGCTTCACCCCGTAGTCACGCCCGCCGACTTGACGGCGCTGCACCAAGACGCATCGTCCCTGCTGGCTGCCGGGCAGACCCTGGCGGACTTCCTCGATCAGGCGTGGGACATGGTGCAGCGTCGGCTCTTGGCTGTGGGTCGCCGCCCCTATCTCATCCTGTCGGACTTCGCGCTCTTCGATTGCCACCGGCACCTTGCTGCATATCTGCTCTTCAATGATGCAGCATCAAGCGTGGGCGATGGTCGCTGGTCTGAGATGTCCGAGCACCACCTAGACAGATACGAGCAGGAGTGGGCACGGCTGAGCCTGACGTATGACACGGATGAGGACGGGCTTGTAGAGGCTGACGAGCAGGGCACAGCGGGCACCACTGCTGTTTTCTTTGGAGGTCCGGGCCGAGGGTTCTACTAATGGCGATCGGGGCCTTAGATCGCAGCGCACTGCGCGCACACCTGAGCACCTTACTAGGTGCGGCCTCTGGCGTGGCTGAGTCTGCCTTCATCGATCTTGAGGCCGGGCCGCAGGGACGCGCTCATCAGTATTGGTCGATCGCCTCTATCAGCAGCAGAGACGCAGGCCACCGTGCGCGGGTGGGCGTTGTGATCGGCAAGCGCTACAGCGTACAGGCGCGCGTAGCTTATCGAGTCAACCCCAAGGATCGCGAGACATCCAGAGACGCAGCCTTGGACAATCTGGACGCACTGGAGCGGGCGATCCGCAACAGCAGCAACGCCGCCCGCGCCAACCTTGAGATCGTGGACTGGACGGACAAAGAGCGGCAGAGCGGATCGCGTGAGTGGCTCGTCTGGGACATCGACCTTGGGATCCATTCAGCCTTTGATCTGGCGGGCTCGTGATGGGCGGCGAAGTCAAGGTACTGGATCGAGACCTGCAAGACATGCTTGCCGATCTTGAGATCACGCCATCGCGGGCGAAGGAGCTAACCAACGCACTGGCCCGCAGCGAGGCCCGGTATGATCTCTGGGTGCGCGCGTCGGACTTCGGCTCGGTGGTCAAGCGTCGCAGGGTCAGGCCCACGCTATCCGCACTGAACCCGGAAACGGCGGGCCCCTTGCCGGTCAAGTCTGGGCGCTTTGCTGCTGGCTGGAACTGGAAGATCCACGGGCTCAACGCCACCGTCTCCAGTCAGGTGCCCTATGCAAAGTGGGCGCGCAAGGTGGGAGAGGACGAGGGCGACGGGGTAAAGAATGTCGAGAAGCACTTGCGCGAGGACTGGGACAAGGTGGCGGATGAGATGTCGGTTGCTATCGCCGGGTGGTTCCTGTGAGCGGGGTAGACTTCAGCATCGACGCAGGTCAGCGCCTGGGCTTCAGTGAATCCGGGCTGACAGCGGACACCATCGCAGAAATCGGTGAGGTGCTGCGGGCCATTGGCAACGACGTAGAGGGCCACATCTTCGGCAGCTTCCCCGTCGATACCGGGCGCAGCCTCAGAGCGTGGCGCGTGTTCGTGGATGGCGTCGTGCTGGTCGTGCAGAACCCGGTGGAGTATGTCTCGTTCATTAACGGCGGGACCTATACGGTGCAGGGAGATGCGGCCCAGGCAGTCGAGGATGCTCTGGATAAATCGTGGGCGCGGCTGAGCGGGGAGATCTCCGACATCTTGGCAGAGGCTACGCGCCAGCAGGAACTATTCAGGCAGCCGGAGGGCACGCTTCTGGGAGACTTTGCGCGGGCAGCCCTGCGCCGCCAACTCATGGAAGCGGCGGGTCTATCGCAGATCCCAGGAGGATCGCTCTTTACCTCGTTGCAGCAGGGGTTTAGTATTCAGCGGATCGCACAACGCGAGCGCGGCAGGCAGCGAACTAACACGCGGGCTCGCGCCCGGTAAACAGGAGCCGAAGTCATGTCAGAATCCACGATCATTCACACCAAGCTGGACGGTGTTCTCACGCTGGGCTCACAATGCACGGCAGGCGGCGGCGCATTCAGCGCGTCGGCGGGGATCAACTCGGGAGCAGACACATATACCGTTGCTTACGAGGCGGGCGATCTCAGCCTGACGATCCCGCAGGCTACGATCTCCAGCTATCTCGATCGGGGCAAGTTCACCTTGCCGCCGTCCGTGAGGTACGGCGACGATCAGGCGATCACCTTTTCCTTCTCGGCATACTTCCGCGATCTGACTGACTCATCCGCGCCTGCGCTGGTGGACATCATCAGCAATCAGGGCTATGCGGGCAGCAACTGGGTGAGCACTCTGAGCACCTCGATCGCCGCAGATGATGCCGAGGTGTTCGCCATCGATCTGCGCTGGGTCGTGACCAATCAGGGAGACGCGACCGACGTTCATAAGCTCGTCCTCTCTGCATGCACGGTCAACTGCGCCATCGCAGAAGGCGACCCAAACACCGTGACGATCAGCGGCACGTCCTGGGCTGTTGAGCCTTCGGTGCTGCTCTGATGTCTGGCAAGATCGAGAAGCTGCAAGCGCAGATCGCGGACGCTCGCCGCCGCCGATCCTCGGAGATCAGCGAGCTACAGGCTCAGCTATCCGATGAGGTGGCGAAGGTCAACAACAAGAAAGGCAAGGCCAGTGCGAAAGCTGACACACCCGCGGACGATTCCTGATAGCCCGATCTACTTCTCTGTAGACGTACCCGGCAAGGGGCCGCACGCCTTCCGCCTGCCTCGCCCAAGCATGGCTGCCCGGCTGGTGTCTCCGATGATCTCGTCTGGGATCTGGGACGCTGGCGAGTCGGGCGCAAAGATGAGCCAAGCATCGGCACTGCTCACAGAGGAGGCTGTCGGTGCTGCTGTTGGGACCTGCTGGCGGCACGAGACGCTAGAGCTTGAGGCCAAGCGCAGCCACCACGACAGAGACGCTGACGGGCTGCTTGACTACGGCAGCGCGGTGCTGGAGGAACTCTACGAGGAGGGATACAGCACCGAGGACCTGACCCCGATCATCTCGGCTGTCGGCTCCCGCCTGCTCACCTCGATCCTGCCCGGCCCTGCGGAGGTGGCTGATCAGGTAAATTTTACTGCACCGGGCCCGGCGTTGGCGACCTGATCGCGATCGATCTAGGGGTCAGTCTCTTCCGCGATCCGCACGCTCTTTGGAGGTTTGATCGTGAGACCCAGTGTGACCTTCTGGCCTACTGGAAGATCGCGCGGGCCTCAGACCAACCGCCCGGCAAGGGCTCGGACGTGGTGACTCCGGCCTCCGCGCGGATGATGCTGGGCGCTCCTGCTACCGTGGGAGACCTCGCACACTTCTGGCTCATGACTCACCCGCCACAGAAGAAGCCCACGCAGTCGCGCGCCGTGCGATCTGCCATGGCTGAGAAGTTCTCGCCGGAAGCCGTTGATTGGTGGCTTGACTGACATGGCTGGCAAGCGGATCGAGTTCAGCTTTGTAGGCGATGCCTCCGATCTGGAGCGTGCGCTTCGGTCCGTCCAGAGCGAGGGCCGCGAGGCTGGCGACGAGATGGAGAGCGCAGGCAAGCGCGGCGCTGCTGGACTGAGCAATGCGGAGAAGGCAAGCAAGGCGCTCAAGGCCGGGCTTGGTGCTATCGCTGTAGCTGCCGCCGCCGCCGCTGTTGCCACCAGCAAGATCGTGGGCGCTGCGGTTGACCTCGCCAAGCGAGCCGACGAAATCGCCAAAAGGGCCAAAGCGATCGGCACCACGGCAGAAGAGCTACAGATTCTCACCGGGGCCCTTGAGCTTGGAGGCGTGCAGGCAGAGACGACAGCCAACGCGATCCAGAAGCTGAGCGTCAATCTAGGCATGGCCGCCAAGGGCAGCAAGATGCAGGTCGAGGCCCTTGAGGATCTGGGCCTCACGTTTGAGCAACTCGACAGGGTGCCGTTGGATGAGCGGATCGCGTTAATCGCTGACGGCTTGGGCACGATGACGAGCCAGAGCAAGCGCGCGCAGACAGCGCAGGCGCTGCTTGGGCGCGGTGCCCTGGACATGCTTGCAGCCTTCACCGAGGGCGGCGACGCTATCCGCGAGTCGTCCAAGCTCATCGAGGACGCGGGGATCATCAGCAACGAGACGGCGCGGCAGGGTGAGGATCTAGCCGACGCGCTGACTCTGCTCAAGCGCAGGGCCAACGCCTTGCGGGATGATGCCCTCGCGCCGATGTTGCCGGTGCTTACAAAGCTATCCGACGGCTTGAGTGAGGCCATGGGTGCCGCAGACCCTGAGCAGATAGAGGGCCTCAGTCAAGCATTCAGCCGCACGATGCTTGACGTAGTTGCGCCGTTGCTTGTGATCGTGACTCGCGGATCTGGCAAGGCTGCACTGTCGATCGGCGTCCTGGGCAGTGCGATGGCTCTGGCTGCTCAGGCTGCGCTTGCGATGAATCCGGCCCTTTGGCGGACTCTTGGGGCGGTGCGTGCGCTGACTCTGGGCAACCTGTCGCTCGCTCGGTCGCTCATGGAGGATGCGACGGATGGGATGTTCGCTGTCGGACAGTCCTTTGACGAGCTTATGGAGCAGGCGGACTCGCTTGGCTTTGAGATCGGAGCGATCGATCTTGCTGCGGAGTCGATGCTTGAGGTGATAGCCCGCGCCAGTGCGGAGATCGGCAAGCTCGGAGAAGAGACAACCAAGGCAACCAAGAGCGCTGGCGGGATGGAGGAGGAGCTAGACGACATCGGCACGGCAGCCGAGGGCGCGGCTGAGGGCCTGTCTGATCTCGTTGATACCCTCACCGACTTCGGATCCTTTGACCGCGCCCTAGCGGCAGCCGGGGAGACATTCTCGGAGTTCGCTGACAGACTCATCGATGAGGATCTCTTCGATGAGGCCCTCGACCTTACCCCGCGATTCTCTGCGGAAGATGCGGAGAGCGCTCGCCAGCAGGCGATCAGCCTTGCTCAGGACGTGGCAAATGCCACGTTAGACATCATGTCCCAGGTGAGCGATCAGATCCTGGCAGACCGCACTGCAGCGGCTGAGGAGACGGCAGACAGGCTCAAGGATGTTGAGAAGAGGATCGCCGGAGCCGCCACAGACACAGAGCGCGCGCGGCTCTTCGAGCACCGCAACATGCTCAAGGAGCGGCAGGCCATCCAGAAGGAGGAGGTACTTGAGGCGTGGCACGTCTCGCAGGCTTTCGCCATCAGCCAAGCCGTGATCAATGCGGCGGCGGGGATCGCGATGCAGCTAGCAGGCACGCCCGGCCCTCCGGCCTTTGTCTTGGCCGCGATTGCTGGGGCCATGGGAGCGGCTCAGGTTGCT